TATATGATAAGCAAACAAATAAGTTTTATAAGAGGCTATATGTAAAATAATAAAGGGGGATAGAAATCCCCCTCGTCCTTTAATGCTTAAACCCATTTATGAAATCAACCTATGAAAGAAATAGTTTCTTTTCAGCTGCACGTCTATTTTTTAGACCTGGACTAACTTTGCCACCTGCATACACCCATTTGTCGAACTGAGCAGCTACAATGTTTTTATCTGCGCCGCTATTTAATAACTTTAATAAAGTACTATCCTGCAATGATCCATTGCCTACATTATAAGCAAAACTACTTAATGCCAATAATTGATTGTCATTAATAGGCACTTTTACCATTTGCATAACCTGGTCAAAATTATTTTGCGCTTCATATAATAGCCAACGCTTAGCTGTTTCTTTGTCTATAATATCCCCTTTTTGTACAGCGCGTTTTAAATCCCAATTATAACCTGATCCATAACCAACGGAATATTGTTTAAAATCCCATTCAGCTACAGGAGTAAAACTTTCTAAGCCACCTATTAAATTAAATAGCTTATCGCTTAATGCACCAAATTTGGTATTCGTTAGGCTTTTAGCCAATTTTGTTCTTAACATATAAAATACTATTATACTAACTACGGCAGTAGCTAATATTTTTTTGTTCCTGGTCATTGTTATTTGTTATTGTCAGCGTCTTTTGCACTTGCACCTAATAAAAATGTACTGATCCCTGATACAGCTTGTCCGATTATTTGCAATTTACCGGTACCATTCATTGCAAAATATCCTGCAATGGCTGAAATTAAACCGAAAATTGTCGTTTTAGCGTTTCTCATTTGTCTAATTTATTAATTTTTTTAATATTGTAAATGATTGTAGTAATACCGACAGCAGCCGAAATACACCATAACCCTATTTTACTCATTGTTTCTACCTGATACTCGGATAGTAAAAAAGTACAAAATGTGAAAAAAGTTCCACCTATGCTGTTATGATCTACGTTATTGCTCATATTTGTATTACTTGTCCTCATTAATTTTCTTTGCTATAGTATTAAATGCTTCTGCTACCTGGATAGCTGTGTCAATATTTGGAATAATACCCTTTTTAACACTTTCGTCTATTAAGGCTTTTAAGATTTCTAAGGCTTTGTTCGTTTCCATATTAGATTAAAGTTAAGTTTAATTGTGTTGCACCCCATTGATAAGCGTAAGCGTTGCTGTCAGGACTTGTTGAGTATGCTTCGTAATCAAAACCTGTCATTGTTAAATTTCCTTCTGCTAATTGTATATCAGTATTAGATAATAATTGATAATAAAATTTACATTCTGTACTTAAATTATCGCTAATACTTAACATATTAAATATAGTAGCTTTTATCATTTGACCGTTGTACCATATTGATACTGGTTGTATTTGTTTCATATTAATTAATATTATTGCGTTCTAATTTTTCGTTAAGTTCCTGAACTGCTTTTACCAATGTAGATACAATAGCTTGATAATCTAAACCAATAAAATCACCACTTTCAATATATGCTTGTGGTATAAATTCTTTAACCTCTTGTGCTATAAATCCTAAATGCTTTTCGGTATTATCTTCTTCTTTCATTCTATACATAGTAGGTTTTAAACCTAAAATAGAATTTAAACCAATATTAGATAATTCAAAATCTTTTTTTCTATTTACATCAGAAATTGGAGTATAAACACCCGTAGCCATAGCAAAACTACCAACATTTGCAACTCCTGCATTTCTTAATAATAAAGTACCAGCACCACTATTCGCCCACCCATAAGTAGTTGCACTAGCCGTATTACTAGTATATAATGCGTCATTTACTGCTACAATTCCTCCATTTACTTGTAATTTATATCCGTTATCAGTAGTTATACCTATTAATAAATTACCAGAAGAATTAATACGCATTCTTTCCGTATTACTTGCACTATTATTATTTGTTGCAAAAGCTAAATAACCACTATAATTTCCTGAGGTTGCATTTTCTTTTCTACCAACTATTGAACCAAACATAGCAATGTTTGTTGTTCCGGTATAATAACCGCCTAAAGCAATTCCACCACCTTTATCTATTGCTGCACTATCAGTACTAAATGCGTGTATAGTTTGATAATTATCTATTGTTGCACTTGCAGATCTTACATCTAATTTAGTTACAGGACTACTTATACCAATACCAACGTTACCATTTGAAGCTAATCTCATTTTTTCTGTTGTACCTGTACCAAATACAATAGCACCAGGAGTTGATGATTGATTGGAAATAGACATATCACCTGCAACTGTTCCTGTTACAAAATCATTTGTTGCTGTAGCTAATCCAAATACACAACCTAATGTAGGAGAAGTTAACGTATTACTAAATGTAAATGCTGGTGATGTACCTGCTGCTTTAAATTGTGTAGCAGCAGTAGTAGAATAAGAAGTTACACCTGCACTTGGTGCATTTGTACCAATTCCTATACTATTAGGAAAATATGCAACATTTGTAGTACTATCAAAACTTAAAGCTATACTTGCTGTATTATTATTATATAAATCAAAACTATTTGCACCTGCATTATAATTATTACCTATACGCCATTTTCCTGTACCTGAATTTTGAAATTGCAAATAAGCATTGTTTGTAGTTGTACCGTTTAATTGTACTATAGTACCTGTACCATGTATATCTAATTTTGCACCTGGAGTAATTGTACTAATACCTAATCTATTATTAGTATCGTCCCAAAATAAATTCGTATTGTCTTGACTTATTACTCCACCTGCGCCACTAAATAAAACTGATCCTGATGTTAAATCGGTATCAGTTAAACTATTACTACTTAAACCGCCTGCAGTAATTACAATACCTGTAGCCGTTGTATTTCCGTTTGCTGTTACACTTGCCAAAGTTCCACCGCCCACACCTGCGTCCGCAATTAGCGTCCAGGCTGATCCTGTGTCCTCAAATATTTGTCCTGTGTCCGTACTTATAAATACGCGACCTGCGAAACCAAACGCCGGACGATTTGCGTATGTGTCGCTAAAAAAGGCAGGAGTGCCTTTTTGGTTTAATATTTCATAATGTACTCTTAATGACATATGTTATATGTTTAAATATCTTTTACGTACTACTACTACGTTGTTACCGGTAGTTGATGATCCAAAATTTACGAAAAATCGTTGATTTGTATATTCGCCTACGTTACCTGCAATTTCAAATTGCTGATTTGGTTGCAATGTAATATTTTCTATTTTTACGGTACTTGTACCATAATTTATAAAAGTCAATCCATTATAAGGATAACCGCCTACATATTGACTCACGTCAACTGTATAAAAGTCAACTTCATAATTTAGGGCTGTTACTTTGATTTCTTCCATATTAAATTATATTAGGTATTCCTTTTATTGCGTATCTAACTTGGTATTTTATTTCTACAGGTTTTCCTGCAGCGTCCAAAGTTTGCACAATGGCTGCACCTGTATCTTTATTAATTACAGCAGGTACGCCTGTTTCATTAATAGGTACTATTCCCTGCGGTAAAGCGTATCCGTCCATTGGGTTAGGTGCTGTTGGATAATCGGTTTTGTTTGCTTTTTGTTTTTGTTTATAAAAATAATATAAAGCTGCACCAATCAATCCTAATAACACAATATTTGATGTTTTCATTTTTCATTTTTTTATGATAATACTGGACCTGTTGGTATGTCTAACGCGTCAGCAGGAGATTTGAATTTAACTGTATCCCATTTATCCCACGCATTTGCGTTCCACCAACCTTCAGTAATTGGCAATTTTTGACCACTATGCAACAAATAAACGTCTGCTGCTGTACCAAATTTTACATAATCACCTTCTTGTAACCCTGCAGGATAAACGTAAGTTTTTGCTGCTGCTGGTGCTACTACTACTGTTGTTTTTACAGGAACGTTAGTTGTAATTGGCGGTTTTGGTTGACCTCCTGCTGTATTCATTACTACACTTGTTGATTGTGGTTTTCTTAAAAAGAAATACCAAACGGCTACGGCGGCTGCGCCACCTATTAATAACATGTTTTTTTTCATATTTTTTTATTTATAAAGTTTGTACGTCATATTTAAATACATATCCAGGTATTCCATTCATAAAACTTCTACCTATTACTACGCTAAACATTTCTGCACCTTTTACACCTGTTAAAGTCATTCCCACACCTGGATCAGTATATTTATAAATTACATTAAAATTATCGTCATAAACGGTAGTGCCTATTTTAGAAAATACTTGAGTAGTTCCACTTGGCGCATTATCTTGATAGTTCCATGCTTGTACTGATCCTTTTAATTTGGTTTTCTTTTTAAAGGATGAAAAAAGTATGTAACCGATTGCCGCTATTCCTAATATTTTTATTGTTGAAAGTTGTTTCATATAACAATTTATTTTTTTATTGATTTTATAATTGACGGTAAAGCAATAGCAATTACAACAGCACCAACTATATATGGTAAATAAGTTTGTAAATAATAACCAACTACACCAAATTTTTCAATTTTATCTGCCTTTGCTTTATCTGCAATTTGTTGTAATATATTAGGTAAATCCGGTACGTCTAACTTAAATGGATTATGTAATACATAAACTGGGTTTAAATTATCATAATCTGCCTTAGTTAAATATATCATATAATATATACCGTCTTTGCCCTGAATCCAGCTATATATATTGCCAATTCTTTGACCAGCACTAAAAGTCTTAACAACTTTTTTAAAGGTGCTGTCTAAGACTTCTACTTTTGTTTTTGCGTATAAATCGTGATTAACTAATTTATCTGCTGTTATTGTTGGCATTATTAAAAGTTAAAAAAGTTATAGCATAAATAGTAAAGATTGCAATTTACTTTCACTCATTTCGTTTAATTTACGTAAATGATCTACAGTAACACCTTTACTCATTAAACTATTAACAATTGTAAATACTTCATCTTCGTTTAATTCATTCAATCCTGATATACCTGCAATTCCTGTAGCTGTCATTTGATTATCAGTTAAACCTAAAAATTTACTTATTCCTGCAATGGCTAATCCTTGAATAGCAGGATTTTCCAACATTTTTAAAAACATATTTTCTTGCTTAGGCTCGTCGTCCTCAAATTCTTCTGCACTTAATTTGCTTAAAATAAGATTTTGACTTTCAGCCAACCTGGTCATTGCATTTTCAAGTCTTGAGTTACCACGATCCATTCCTGCAATATGTTGCATAGATAATTGAGGTATTTCAGTAATACGAAACCTTATTGAGGCAATACTTTCTAAATTGCTATCAATAGTATTTTTCTTATTAATTTGGTCGTATAATTTTAAACAATACAATGTTTGATCCTCTTGCATTTGCATTGCTTCCAAAGTATTGGATAATAATATACGTCCTTCTTCTTTGTCCGATCCTGTATATTGAAAATTCTTTTCCAATTTTGTTGGACTTGTATAAGTATAAACAGCGTAGTATGGACTGGTACTAAAACGATCGTACCAATCCATAACACCGTCTATGCCCACAATTTGAGGTTTTTGCGACATAATTTAATCTTTAAAAGTTGTAATAAACACCAAAGCTGTACGCTACACCTGTAGTCGCCAATGCTGTCGGTACTACGACATAAGATTTTACCCAACTTATTGTAATGCCATTGATAACAGGGTTATCGAATGAATAAGGATCTGCAGCACTATTTACCATGTTATTAAATGTTAACAATGGCACGTTGTATATTAACTGTAAATCCCCTGAATATAAAGTAATAAAAGTCTTTTTCATATCTGCAGTAGTTACAGGAGTACTTCCTGTTAAAGGAGTAGCTGTAATTGTACCTGCAGTATAAGCCTGTATATTATTTATTTTCGCATTGCGCAAATTTGGTAAATCTGGAAAATAGAAACGTGTTAACGTGCTGCCACTTGGTACAGGTATTTCAACCGCTTCAAATCTATCAATCCTGATCATATAATTGCGTTTTATAAAATTTTAAAATAAACCGTATTGTCCGACGGTCGGCGGTAGCGTTTAAACTTCGCAAAAGTATTATTTTACGCTTGAAACGTTTTGAGCTAAAATACCTCTCCAAATAATAGAAACGTATGTATTGCTATCTAATGCACTAGGTGCAGCAGGTAAAATGATAGAAGCGTTAATGTTACTTGCACCATTTAATACTAAGTTAGGCTCAAATACTTGATTTGCAAAAGTATCAGCGCTGAACTGATCAATAGTATATTGAGCAGGACTTGTTGCTGTAGCAGCGTTAAAGTTAGTATTTTGTTGAGTTTGTGGCGCGTCGTAATTTTGTAATAAATCCCATTGTGGTAAAACGTTTTGATTGTTTACTTGAATATTCAAATAACCAGTGTAAACGTTCCATAATTGAGCAGCACCTGTTGAAAATGCTGTTAAGTTAGGATAAGTATAAGACTTACTTGCTCCTGTTGCTCCTGATGTTAACAATACTTGAATACTACCTACCACAAAAAAATCCTGGAGATTTAAGCGGCGTTCTCTGGTTAGGGGGGTGCCATTGGTATTGTCGTTAATTAATACAGGTACGTGATATGAAGCTGAACTTGTTGAAAGTAAAACTTCACTTCTTAAATAAGACGGAGTTAATACTGCGTGACTTGCGTCGTAACCTAATTGGTTAATTAATGTTTTTGAGTTATCAAACAACATTCTGTTTCCTACTTGTGTTGCCATTTTTATTTTATTTTATTATTTATTAAAAGTGAAAAAAGTTGATTATTAGTTTTGTTCTAAAATTGCAGTAGCTGTAATTTTATCAGTTCCAACACCTGCTAAGTATGTTCCCTGACTTGCGCCCTGATAACCTGCAATGTTTCTTACTAGTTGATTATAGTATGGATTGCTCATTGCACCAATACCACTAATAACTCCTGTTGCTTGAACTAATTTTAATCCACCTACAGCGATCATTCCTGCGCCTAATTTAGCACCAACGTCTCCTTTAATGAATTTAGGAGTAAAAATACCTGCTGCGATAGGTACTGCACCTCCAATTAATCCTTGTGTAGTTGCTGACATTTTACTAGATGCCATTGCTGTATTTACTGCTTTGCTCACTATTTGAGCAATGATAGCACCACCAATTACGTAGGCAGTACCCATTAATGATCCACCTATAGCGCCCATTCTATGAGAACGACGACGTTTTGTATGGTGGCGTTTTTTAGCGTGTGATTTTCTTCTTGCCATTTTGTTTTTTTTTGATTATTGTGAAAAATTGTTATTTAATATGTTTTTTTAATTGTGCTATATGTGTTTTTTGTTCTTTAATAGCTTCTTTTACTCTTTTAATATCCATCATATTGTATTTTTTCATTGAAGCTGGTAATGTTTTTCTTGTATTTTCTAACATCATTAATGCTTTTTGCCAATGAATTAATTTATTGTGCGCTTCTTTTACTTCGTGTATTAAATGACTACTTACAGCACCTAATTTAGACATATGTTTATG